GGATCCTCGCTATGCAAGCGCTGAACCGTGTGGTGGCTACTGCTCATGCTCGGCGATTGGTGCGGGTGGTGTCTGTGGTGGATGCTTCTGTGCGGCTTAGGGAGATTGAGGTTGAGGTGCGTCGGGCGCGTCAGGTGTTGGATGCGTTGCTGGATCATTGTTAGGGCCTGTGACCAGCGTAAACGCTCTGAGAGCGCCGTAGAGAGACTTTTTTGTGTTGTTGGTAGTCAAGTGCACCATAGGATTGTGTTAGGTAGGTTACTTGCTGTAGGGCAGAGAGTGTTCCCTACCCTACGTAACTACTTATCTTCCAACGGAGATAACGCCACAGTATTCATACCAGCTAGCACCTTACGCAAAGGCAACTCCGTAACCTGAGCAGCAGACAAACTCATGATCCGAGCCACAATCGCAATAAGCTCGGCCGGGCTAGTAGCTGCCCCCTCAATATTGATAGACGTTCCACCCGAGTGAATCTGAAACTCAATCTGCGTCGGTTCCATAGTCCCTAGCCTCCCGCAGTAGTGCTTCCATCAATGGTCTAGTCGTAGCGGTTCGATACCGTGTCCACAACCGTAGGCTTTCCAGTGAGCCGATTCCCCTACTGATCGAGTCACCTACCTTGAGTCGCTGTTGTGGAGCGTGCCAGAGATGCCACAACGGACTGACCACCTGGTGCGGAGCACCAGCAAGCATGTACAGTGCCCTACCCCAAGAATGATCTTCCTGCCCATATCCCGCAAATCTGGGATCCATCGGGCAACGAGACAGAGCCTCACTGGTGAGGACAACAGCTCCACCACCAGCCGAGCATATATACGTCTCAGCTAGGCCAGCATACTTACGCGGATCATCGACTACTGCTGGTAGTCGCATTTTTCCCTGGACCACGAGGTTTGTCGCGTCAGGGGTGAGTCGGTAGACCGTGCGTTGCGGGATGGCCCACTCGTACCGGCTGGTTTCCAGTGCCTCAATCGCCTGGTATACGCCTGGAATGATCACATCTGCGTCGGCTACCACCACAACATCAGTAGGCTCTGATGTGTCCATGGCTTGTCTTACAGCGCAGCCTTTACGCCACGATCCTTTCTCAGGTCCCCAGTGTCCTAGGTGCACAGGCCAGTCGTAGTATTCGGTCCACCATTGTTTGACAACACCGAGGTTTGCTTCTCGGTTTGGACAGCCCTCACGCCACGGAATTATGATCTTTACGGTTGTCAACTTCCTCCACCTAACAGTTGGGGCTAGAGACCCGCCCTAGCCCCAACAGATCCTCAGGCAACACGCTTTTCCACGCTACCACCGATACGGGCAGCCTTGAGTTTGGCCGCTATCTCACGGGGCATGGTCGCCACCTCAGTGCCAGCAGCGTCCTTCACAACCCACGTGACGGTCGGCTCGGTTGCGGTAGTGGTATTCAATGGCACTGATCGTTGTCCGCAGCACATGTCAGATTCCTTTCAGGTCACACATGATCGATTCAGTGAGCGCAGTGTCGACTGTGCTGAGCACTTCGGTAAGGGCCGCTACGATGCTGTCGTCTAGCGGCTCTTCGGTAGCCTGGACTACTGGTTCTGGTGAGACTGGCTCAGGTTCGATAGGCTGGATTCCCATCCTGGAGCTGATCTTATCCGCTACCAGGCTCGCCAACCGCTCGTAGTCGAGCGAGTCGACTGGAGTCTCATCGACAACGGGCCGAACTGTTCCAGCGGCTGTCAGCGCGTGTATCCCTGAGCTGCTAAGCCGTACTCGCGGAAGTGGGAAGCCTGGTTCCTCACGAGACAGTGCTAGGACCTCGACTAGGGTGGTCTGTCCGCCAACGGGTCGCCAGTCACCGGAAACCTTGCGGCGGGTGAGTACGCCGATGTCGTCGATGCTGGCTTCTGGGTTGATCACACCTGATACCCATATGGCGTTTAGGCCTTCATCCTCGCCAGCGCACACCCAAGCTACCGTTGACAGCTGATCATGATGCGCGATAGCTCCACCAGCCGACAATTTCAAACACGCATGATCATCATTGCGACCCCCGCACTGACGGCATGAGCACCGGTGCTGCCCATGACCAACAGTAATCCGTCCAACCGGTTGTTCGACGCCGAGAACTTGGTACCGATGGAACATGCGGTACCCATCATCATCGATCGGCGCTGTAGTGCAGGCATCCCGCATCCCAACGTGGCAGGTGTCATGGGTCGCGATGTGACCAAAGACGTGGCCATCTTCGGTAACAGTGATTGGAGTGATCCTCGACAGTTCCGGTTTGGTGAACAGGGCACCGTTGAAGACGTGCGCTTCTGCGAAACTGATCGATGCTGTCTCGCTCACCCACGGCGCGACAATGTTTGGATCATCGAACTCATCGGCCATACGCTTGTACAGCTTCTCAACCACGCCCTTCATAGCGTCTTGATCGACTTGTGGGATGTTGGTTCCTCCCATCGATCCCTGCAATACTCCAGCGACGGTGAAGACTGCGCGGGGGACGATGGTGAGTTGGTCGTCGATCAGGTCAGCAATTTGGAAACCGTAGGCTCCCTTAGTTTCTGGGTTCGCCTGATCATCTTGATAGAGGAATGCTGATGCGTAGCGTTTCCAGTCTGGATTCTCGCTGTCGAGGTCAGCCCAGCTTGAGACGTTACGGTCAGCTTGAGTCACATCCCACTCAAGATCACGAGCGGCGAGAGGCATGGAATCCCAACCGTCCGAGCGGATAGCAGCAGTCAACACCATGCTGTCAGCGCTGATCACCTCAAACGGGCGGCACTCCGCGAATGCCGGAATGCTCACCAGAGTAGCGGCTGCAATCTCGTACGCGGTGAACAGCAGCTCGATCTCAATCTCAACGTCGGGATCCTCATACATGATCTCATCAAGATCTTCATCGCTCATAGGCTCATCACTACCCGCACGGGCTAGCACGTACTCATAACTGCCAGGATCAACTGACGGCCCGACAACGCCTTGCTGACTGAGTAGGATAGCTTCGGCCACATCTTCGTAGAGACGTGGCATCTCATCCTTGTTTACCTGGAAGAATCTGCCGATACCCCACGCTCCCATGAGGTCAGCACTCATGCCCTTTTTGATGCACTTGGCATCAATCCATCCACCGTCGATCGCTTGTTGGACGGTACCGTAGTTGATCTCGTCCATTGATCCCACGATGACTGAATCCTCGTGTCCCTCAGCGTCAACCCGTTGCCACTTGAGTGGCAGGGGTAGATCACGGGAGGTGACTCCGGAAGACAAGAACCGGCGCTTGTCTCCGGTTGGTACGTCTAGGGGTGCGAGCATGCCGCGCCAAACATCGTCTGCCATGATCAGCCTTTCTGTACGCTTCTGCCATTTTTGTCAACTTGGACGGTTCGGCATCGGCAGTTGATTGTCTCTTCTATACTTCCCAGTGGATCACATGGGAAGCGGAGCAGGTCGAATCCAACTTCGAACATTTGCCCAATTGGTACTATTTGTCCATGAGCGATCATATGAGATGACCTCACAAACTCATCATGCATTGACAACCACATGTGATACAGCTGGCCAGGACTATCCTCACCAATAATCTTCATCGCGTCGAACCGACCAGCATTCAGCGCTGACAGAACCTCGGTGCGCGTGATCAGATTCGCCTTAACATCCCAGCGCTTCTCATCCGAACCCAGGAACATCGACAGACCAGCCACAACATCCTGTACGCTCCTCCCAGATTGTGTGATCCGAGTCTTCTCATCACTGAGCAGGTCAAACACCGTATCGGAGAAGCGCAGCATACGATTCGTAGCCTCAGCGAGCTGCTGAGTGACCATGGCTCGTTTCTCCCAGTCACCCTTACCGAGCAGATCCGTGTACATGTTGACCATGGAGGTTTTCAACGGACCGTCAACCAGTCCACCAACAACATCACGCCACATCTGATCTTTGGTGTACAGCGCATAGATGTCTGGTATCGCCTGCCCAAGTACCGCACCAGATATAGCCTTCAACCACCGCGCCAATCCATCGGCGAGCATCAACCGAAAACTACTCTCAGCAACATCAGCGTCCAACTCATCGGCAAGCTGCCTGGGTAGCCACGGATCAATGCCTTCACCATCCCAAGGTTCCTCGACAGCGCTAGGCATTGACTGCCTGCCCAGATTCGAACGGTCGTCCCTGATACAGCAGTGTCATACAGTGCCGCTCAATATCGGGTAGCATCTCATCGAGCCCTAGACCGATGAACTCTTCCCGCCACGTTGCTGGTACCAGCAGATCAGCTTTGTCTGTTGGACCATGCACTGTGTGTAGGTTCCACCTTGGTACATCAGATGGGCGTTCACGGTGCGGTACCAGCTTTGCCCCTGCTAGGGACATGTAGCGGCGTGCCGCTATCTCGGCCAGTGTCGTAGACGCTGCCTCGATAGCTGCTACCTGGTTGGATTCGGTGGTGGTTGGTTCCTCTGGTGGTCCCTCGACTGGTGCTGGTTCGGGTGCTGGTTCGGGCTGGTTGCTTCCAGATTCCACGGGAACACCGGTGCCAGCTGGTAGACCGATGAGTTTCCGCAAAGCTGGATCGTTTAGTACCGCGTCTGGGTTGGTGAGTAGGAGTTTTTCTGTGAGGCGACGGGCGCGTTCATCTTGGGTGGGTTGGGTGGTTTCTTCCCAGGATGAGGATTCGCGTGCTACTTGATCTGAGATGAGTAGGCGGTCGTGCATGCCGAGTGCATCTTGTGAGCGGTCTGGGTTGATGGTGAGGGGCGAGGTGTTGAATGCGAAGCAGTATTTGGTTGGGTCTAGGCCCATCGCTTCGAGGGCTGGTTTGAGGTAGCCTTCTGTGAGGGCTGCCGCTATGCGGGTGAGTATGGGCTTTATGTGTACTTGGACTGCTTCTCGGCTGATTGCCCATGCATTCCAGTGATTTGTACTTGATCCTATCCCTATCATTACTTCGGGTGGAACATCCAGTGACTGTGCGAGACTGGCGAGTGCGCTTTGTCTGAGTTCTGGTATTTGTGTTGATAGTTCTGACCAGAATGTGATGTGTCGGATTTTCTCTATGTCTTCTGCTGCACCAGTTGTGATGATGGGGACCATGGATGCAGCGCTGGATCGATCTTGTAGTGATTGGGACATGATGCGTCCCAAGAGGGCTGAGAATCCTGTTGCTCCTGCTGGGTCGTCGTCTCCGTGTGGTAGGTCCATGGTGTCGGGTAGGGCGAGTAGTCCGGCACCGGCTAGGCGGCTGTCAAGTTCGGCAAAGACGCGTTTTCTGAGTGCTTCCAGTTCGCGTAGGTCTGGTATTGCTGCGCGTACTGAGCTGTCTGGTTGGTTGGTGTCTCTGGGGTGTTGTGTCCAGACTCGTAGGATTAGGTCTTGTCCGTCTTTGTATTCGAGTGTGCCGCCTTGTGATGGTGGACGGCTTATGAGTATTTTTTTGCCTTGTTTGTTGATTTGGCTGTTGGTGACTACCCACCATGTGTCATTGTTTGTTCCGGTTTCGGCTACGATGTATGCTTCTCCGCATACAAACATGTCGATTCCTGTTAGGCGTAGGTTCTCTGCGCGGGTGTCACCGGTGCCTAGAGGGACGTTCGCTAGATCAGCGATCTCAGGGTCTTCTACTGGTTCACCGGCTATGCCGTTGGATAGGGCGTCTGCTACGTATAGGTCGCATCTGCTGATTGAGTTGCCTACCCAGTTAGCGATGAAGCGTAGTTGTCCTACGATGTCGTATAGGCGCCATGAGTCGGTTTGCCAGGCTCTGTCACCGAATGAGTAGTTTTTCCAGCTTCCGTCCATGGTGTAGCGGCTGACGGCTGCTGTTATGGCTCCGGTTTTGGTGAGGTTTCGTGCTGATTGTGTGGTGAGTTGGTTGAGTTTGGTGCGGGTGTGTTGGCGGAATTTCCAGATGACTGGCGGATAGAACAGTTGTTCGATTTGTGCGGCTATGCTGGGGTCGGCTACGCCCAGTTGCCGCATATCGCTTTTGCGTAGTTTCATGAGCGACCCCATTTAAAGGTCATGCCCGTAACCTGAGATGCGGCTAGGGCGATGAGTGGCATACAGGCATATTGCCATAAGATCAATGTGGGGAGCATCAAAAACGCTATCCAGATAGACACACACCACGGACATCCGGTTGCGTCCCCATCAGGTTCACCTAGTAGGTAAACGATCCACCTGTGGACACGCTTGTATGGGTCGAATCGGCTGATAGCCCATTGCCTTAGCGGTAGGGTGATCTGATCGTGTGTGATCAGTGTGGTTATCCTGGCGACTGCCAGCATGTATATGACGATAGTGGCCGGTGAAACCATGTGTTGATCATAGGCCGGATTTGGTGTGACCTATGCATGATCCACATGTGTTGCTGTTTGATATTCCTAAGCTGCTCACTGTCTGGCATGTCGAGCCTGGAGGGAACGACGCCGGCAGGATCTGCAAGTGGCACCGGATGAAGTGGCACGTGTGGCACTGGAATGTGAAGATCGTGGCTTGGCAGCGCCTTAGACGACGTTGGTTGACGAAATGTGCTTGGTGTGATGGGAGCAGTAGTTCCGAGTCACCGGTGAACACTTGCGGTTGGGATAAGCCGGATGTTCCGTGGTGGATGGGTGAGCAGGGCATGTATCACGCTGAGTGCATGATGGCGAAAAGTGCTCATGAGACGTGTACGTGCATACTGCCAGTTACGGATATGCGGGGGCATGTGTGTGTCAATTGTGGTCTGGTGGTTCGCCTGGTTGATACTCAGCGTATGCGGACTATACGGCTGTTAAAGGGCATGCCGTATGGGGTTCGTCCGAGCTTGCCATTAGCAGAGCCTAGGTGAGAGTATCTGTCTGCGCTTCAACGCAGTTAGGCCCCTAGGTTGCTGATCCACCTAGGGGCCTAACCGTGTGTAGGGCTAGTCAACTTCGTATGCTTCTCCTCCTATCCACACGTATTCACCGTCGCACCAGCCGTCTAGGGTCTCATCTAATTCTTCCAAGATTGCCAGTCCGTTAGCGTCTGTGAATAGTGTTGCTCCTTGTGTTGACAAGTATCCACTGTGTTCTTTCAGTAGGTCTGCTACGTACTCTGCCATTTCGTAGTCTTTTAGATAAATTCTTACCATGCCATCAATCCTACACGTCTCTACGCATGCATGCAAGCATGACTAGGGCCTATCACCAATTAGTGATAGGCCCCTGTATGTGCTGGTCAGCTAGCACACAGTGCGCGCACTGCCTCTTTCTCTCCCGGATGAAGCATCAGGCGAAGGATAGCCTTGCCATGGTAAGCGAATGCCCCCATGTCTCCAGCGGCCTTAGCCTTACGAGCGTTGCTCATCTCGGTTGCCAGGTTGGCGCTCCGTATCGCCTCAATATTCCGGGCTACCTTGATTGCCACCTTGCGACCGAGGATCTTTGAGGCGCAGCTGGAGCCGTAGCGGCCGGTTTCTACGCCATCTTCGCCGATGATGACCGTTGACTTCAGTTCCACACGTCCGCATAGTTCGCAGGTGGTGCATTCGTCTGTGATTCCCAGGATCATCATCATGCAGCAAGTCTAACACGGATACGCGCAACCGTGCAAGCGTATTAGATGACCGGAATGGTGACATCGGCATCCTGTTTACGCAGGGCAGCCCAAACATCCAACGGTAGGAACGCCTCACCACGCATACCCCATCCGGTACCCCAACTGTTGGACAAGATCAAATCACGTCCGATCAGACCACGAATAAGAACCTCGTGACCACCCGCAATAGCGCCGGTAGGCCAGATACGCCCATCCCGATCAGGGGTGAACATGCCCTCATACCAGGGAATCCCGATGATTACCGGCCCTGATTGGAGGGCTTTGACCAGCCCATCGGCGGAGAAGGCCCATCGGTAGCTGCTGATGTTCTTGAATTCTTTGGCTGCTTTGGCTACGGCGAGACCGCTGGAACCGGTGTCGTCGGGTGGCCAGTAACCTGGGAACGGATCGATGTGTGTCGCTCGGCTGTACAGCTTGTGAGCGTATTCGAGATCAAAGCCGTTGGCTTGCTCGGCGTTCTGTACGTGCGGGGCGCATCCCAACCAGCCTGCCATGGCAGCGCCCGTGCAGCAGCCGAGGTTTCCCTGATCGATGATCGGGGAGTAACGTTGCCAGGTTACGTCTCGTATCCATACGTCTACTGGTAGTTCATGTGGGTACATCTTCGATTGTGGATCATGGTTGACGATTCGTCCGAGCGAGTAAGACATGC